TGCGGTATACGCCGCCAGCTTTCGATTTGACTTCCATGTTCTACTCCTTATCCTAGTCTAATAATGGCCGAGGTGCTGGTAGCCGATGGGAATTGCACCTGAAACGTCGTGGTTGAAGTCTTGCTGGAACCGAAGTCCAGCACGCAGACAGCCGGGTTAGTCGTACCGTTGTACTTGTAAATCAAAGCACCACGGGCGGTGATCGCACCAGACCACGACACATTCGAGAACGAGATATACGCTGAAGCACCGCTTCCGGTCTGGGCTCCGATAGTCGGCACTTGGTTGATGGTCAAGGTTGCACCGCCAGCGGTGTAGCCGGAGTCCGTAACCTCACCGGTGGTCGTATAGGCGGTGGTGTCGGAGTCCAGCGTCGCAGCGTTGGTGTAGAGCGCGATCTTGTAGACATCAGTGGTGCCCGTGCCGAAGTCGTAGGTGCCGTCCAGCAGGCCGGTCTTGAAGACGTTGCACAGTGCGTTGCCGGTGAAGCTCATAGCCTATTACCCTTGCGGATATTAACCACAGCTGGGATTACTTGAAGGTTATTCGGGACGTGCAATCCGGAAACTGTTTTACCCTGTAAGGGAATTATATGATCGACATGCCACGCAAACCCTAACAGTTTTGTTCGCCTTGCTGCAAGCTCGTACGCCTCTTTCATAAGCCATTGCTCTTCGGGGCCGATCCATTTTGGGGTGCGATGGATTTTTGCCAGACGACGCTTAACCGTATTTGCTACTACGACCCCACGGTTTTTTGCTCTGGTGCGTTTTGCATACAATTTGACCAACTCTGGATGCGCGGTAGACCATTTACGTTTGGTTGCCTCCACTTTTTCTCGATTAGCCTTTCTATAAGCACTACCATAATCAAGAACTTTCTTGCGAAGGGGTGGATTTTTCAAACGTAGCGCCCTACACCTAGTGCTTGACTCTCTGCTCTGTTTACGGGCTAATTCTGGATCAGCTTTTCGGCGGGCCTTAACCCATTCTTTAGCACAACCAAAACACCCGCCAGAGACGTACCGATAGCCCTCTAACTCAGGATGCTTTGTGCATACCAGACCATAACATTTTTTAAGCCCAAGCTGCATGGCCTCTTGTCGCGTAAAGCGTTTCATAGCACCGGAACCCTAGCCTTCCCAGACCGATATTGGTCACTAGCCTCCATCCCGTCGCCAAGGCGTTTGGCCATCATCAGGGACTCTTGGAATTTCTTTTCATATTGGGCAATCATATCCGGCTCACCCTTCATAAACGTGTAAGCCTCAACCAAGGAGCCGTAGAGCAGAACGGGATCGTAGTTCTCACTCAGCCATGTGTAGCCACTGACGGTCGTGGTGATCGACTCCGGATAGTAGAAGTAATGCAGCTCGACCGTATAAACGGCGTCAGGCGTCGGCCCAAGGATGAACGTCAGCTCGGTCTCGTCCGTGGATACCGGCCCGAACATCGCGTAGTAAGCGGGCAGGCCAGTGTCCGTGGGGACAGGGTAAGCCGCACGGATGTAGCTGACATCCTTGTTCAGCATGTAGCTGTAGGCACCGGTGCCGTCCACCACTGCCATGGAATACACGGCGAGGAAGTCGGTCGGGCAGTTCAGGTACTTGATGTTGGCCGAAGTAGAGCCGGTAACATTCTTCCGCAGAGCGGGGAACAGGACGGTGTTGTAGATGCGCTGTTCGGCCTGCGTGATGAAGGTGTTGATCTGCTCGGCACTGGTGAGTTCGACCGTCGCTCCGGTGCTACCAGTAAAGCTGGTATTCGGGAAATCATTTTCAAGATACCCCTTGATGGACGAAAACAGTGTCGAGTAGTTCATGCTTACCTCAAGACATCGGGCCTCGTGCCGTCACGCCCTTGGTAGCTGCGCCGGTGCCACGAATTTTGATGCCGTCAGTCTTCGGCTCGGGATAACCCTTGCTGCTCAGATTGCCAACCGAGACCCGGAGGTCGTTGATGGTCTTCTGGTTGTCAGCAGCGCCAACCTTGACGGAGGCTACTTTCTTGACGGGTTCCATCACTTGCTCCTCTGGTTGTTGACGCGAGCCATGTTGCGGCCCACTTTCTTCATCTCAATCGACGTCACGCCGCCCTTTTTGAAGGTCGGCTTCTTGCCCGGGTGCATGTTCTGCTCGTGCTTCCTGACTGCTTTCTTCGCGTCCATGTGTTTCTCCTAAGTTACGGCCACGGTAACCGTGCCCAGTGAAATGGTCGGGAACAGCGAGTTGGGAGTCAGGTAATCATCATTCGCCCTAGCTCCGCCGACCGGAGCCCAGCCCCACTCGATTATACGACTACCGCCCTCTGGTGTCCCGACATCAGCCGGAGACAGCAGCAGACCACTGTTGCCGGAGGTCAGGTAGCTCGTATCCTTCCTCGGATTGCGAACAGCCTGCGGGTCGTAGACCGGATACATCCCCAACTGCAACTGAGGATGGTCAGGCTCCCAGCACTCCGGGCAGACCAAGACGTTGATCTTCTTGGTCTTGATGATCAGCTCCTTCAACTCCTTCAGCTTGTATTGGAAGCCGCAGCGATCACAGATCGCTATCGAGTTTTTGGCTGATGCAAACCGATTGCCCATTATCCGATGAACATCCGTCTCGGGACGAAGCGGATGGCGGACTTGTCACGATCCTCTTCAGCGGCGTATTTGTATTGCTCTTCGTATTCCGCCTTCAGACCGGCTGTTCGCATCTCAGCGCCCGGAATCTTCAGGGACAGGTAATAGGCAAGACCGGACACCAAGCACGGAATCCAGCGGAACGGGATGTCTTGGGTTTTGACGCCAGTGCCAGCGTCCTGCATCCGGCGCAGACGCCAGTAGACGAAGGTGTATTGGCTTCCCGGACTGTTCGGGGTCGGCCAGATGTGGATTTTCGGTGCATCAACACCGGTGGTGGTATCGGTGCCGTTCGGGCGTCCACCGGCTGGGTAAGTGGCTCCGGACTGACGATCAACCCAAACCTGAATCGGCCTTCCCAAGGAGTTCTTGTTCGGGATGGAGGCGTAGGTCGGCATACTGATCCGGGTGATGGTCAGGTCTTGCTGGTTCTGACCGGTGCCCGTGCGGATAACCTGCTCCGCCAGATCAATGGTGTCCACGGGAAGATCATAAGCAGCCTGACCGGTCACCAAGGGGATCGAGCCTTCCTCGATAGTCCAGAAGTTGATGCCACGGTTTGCCCACTCGATGGTCAGCAGGTTGAGGGAGCGACGGGCAGTCCTGAAGTCGTAGCCCGAGCGAAGCTCTTGGCCACAACGCTCAAAAGCCTCTTCGATCACCTCGTTTAAATCAAGGTTGAATGCTACGGTTCCGGAAGTCGTCATTTACTGCCCTTTCAACCGATTCTACGGTGTCTGGCAACCTTCTTGGCCACCTTGGGTGGTTGAGGCACAAACTGCTTGCCTGCGGCCTTGCCTGCGCGTTTGGCGCGGGTTGTGGCAGCATATTCAGCCGGTGTAAGCGACTTGATGGCGGCTTCCGGTAAATACCGCTCCCCAGTCTTGCTGGAGGGCTTACCGGACTTGGTGCGCCATTTCTGGTCACCCCATGACTTGAGACTCTGCTGCGGAGCTTTCATCCCTTGTACCCGCCGCCCTTGGCTTTATATTGCTTCGCCAGCAACTGTGCTTTTCTCCCGCTCCACTGCCCAGCCCCCGTGCCCTGCACCGCCTGAGACTTAATCTTCTCAAAAAGAGCTTTACGCATCCCCGGCTTGGTGTAGTTACCAGCTTCGTTTACTTTGCTTTCTCCGCCCTGTTTAAACAGCTTAACAGGCTCGTCACCATCTCGCTTCTTGATGGCCTTGACCTTCTTGGGGTTGATAACCCCCATGCCACGGGAGCGCATCATGTCAGCAAACCTTGCCGCCCTTACGCAGCATCTTGCCTTTGGTCTTGCCGCGCTGGACAACGCCGTCAGCAGACTTGCGGAACACGCCGCCGCCCTTGGAGAAAGGCATTCCCTTGGCTTCAGCTTTCTCGTGCTTGATCATCGACTTCGGAGCGCCCTTCTTCTGCATGAACGCCATTTCCTTCTTCACCATCGCTTTGGATTCTTTCACTTGACCACCTCCTGATTGAGAAAACTCACTACCCACGGATTGTGGGACACCGACCTTCTTGGCAAAGCCCTTGTTATGGGCCACGGCCTGCATGAAACGCTTTTGCTTTTCAGATACCGCAGGCATCAGATCATCCGACCTTTCGTCTTGCCGCGCTGCGCTATGCCATCCGCTCGACGGGAAACGGAGCCGCCCTTCCTCATCTTTGCCGCCGGTTGCGCGAGTTGCGCTTGGGATGCCGGGGCTGCAGCAATGCCTTGCTTTATAAGCTGCTCCTGAGCCGCCTTCTCTTCAGCCTTTTGCTGACCTCGGTTCGCCAACTCTCTTGCGCCAAGGCCAAGAAAACCTTTATCTGCGGCCTTACCGAACATGCCGCGACCTGTGGCGATGCCATAAGCTGGGCTAAGGTTAGCCAGCATTTCCTTGGTTTTTTCGCTCATATGATCCTGCCACGGGTCTTACCCCGGGAGGCAATACCATCACCACGGCGGGAGGCCGAAACGGAACCACCCGAAGAGTAGCGTTTGACGCTGCCGCCACGGCGCATAAGTCCTCGCTGGGCAGCATCTTTTGCCGCCTCTTGGCTACCAAACATATCTTCTCGGGCGCGGCTAATATCACGAGAACGCTTTACCTCGGCGGATTTCTTTTCAATCTCAGCCAGCTTGGCTGCTCGCTCACCTGCCGCAGCAGCCTTCTCGGCGTCATACGCCTTCGACACATTACCCATGCGACGGGCCGTGGTCGCGGCTTTTCCTACCTCGTAAACTCCCTTGGCCACACGGCCAGCAGGTATCATCGTTGCAGCGAGCCCTGCGGCTTCCAACGCTTGTCGCTCACGCTCCGTCATCGGACGGCCTTTGGCACCAGACTTGGCTTCCTCGCTCATGCGACGATACGAGCCGGTCAGTGAGCCGCGATCAAAGGCTGCGCCTTCACCGCGAATCGCGTTACGGGGAGATTCTGTCATTGACGGAGATTGGCTGGTATCTGCAGTGCCGCGAGCTTCGATTGCTTGGGCACGAGCGGCGCTTGTCTGTGCCGCCTTGCGGGCAACAGACTTGGAACCACGGGGCATACGCTCTTCGTCGGAATACTCCGTCATACCATCGGAACGATAGACTCTCTGCGACTCAGGATTATCGTCATCAACGCGAACGTCTTCGCCCTCGTAGTAACGCTTGGTTTTCGTTCGCTTTTTCATATCATCCGTCCTTTGGTTTTGCCGCGCTGTGCGCAGCCATCGATTGAGCCACCCTTCTTGAACAGCTTACCCTTGCCCATTTCAGTTCGGGTCGTTGGAGCAGTTTTGTGACCCTTCTCGTTCAGTTTGTCTTGCCGCCGATAAGCGGCGTCAAGTTCGGCCTTCTCATCAGCGGTCGCTTTACCACTGGACAACGCGGCTTCAAGCATACGGCGACGGGCTTCGAGTTCAGCTTCGTTCATATTTATTTACCCCTACCAAAGAGTTTACTGATGGGTTTGCCCGAGACCATCTCGATAATCCGCATACCTGTCCAGACGATACTAAACAGCGCCGCGATGGCAGGCAACATCTCAAAAAAAGCACCGAAAGCTGTAAAGAGCGAAGCGGCGTCGATGAGTGACTTTACTTGATCCGTGGGTTCCGTCATATCAGCATTTCCATGCGCGTAGGCTTTTGTTGATCCGGCTGTTCGGATCATTCGCCGTCTTCTTGGACGTCAGCTTCTTCTTCATACCGGACATTCTGGCGCAGAAGCTGTCTTTCCTTGAGCCACCCTCGGGTTGCGGCGCTTTCAAGCCGGGCTTTCCGGGATTGGCCGCGTTGTAGGAGGCCCTCCCCTTCGCGTTTAAACCACCTTTCGGGTTCTTGCCTTCTTTTCGTTGCCATGCCGGACTCTTAGCCATACGCCACCATGGGAGGTTCGTTCTCAGCCGCCTCTTGTGCAGCCTTGATCATCGGGTAAAGGTAGTCTTCACCGAACGCACCCTCGAACTCGGTGACGCCCATGTGACCCAGCTTGATCGTCGGATCAACCCAGACTTGGAAGCCATCGGCGCGAGCGCGGTCGCAGAAGTTGTAGTCCTCCCCGATGTAGCCCTCCGGAGTGGATTTGAAGTCAAACAACGAGTAGATCGTGCGGCCTGATGCCACATCGTGAAAACGCCACTCGGGGTGGCGTTCGATCAGGGTCTCGAACACCTGACGCTGGATCATCATGAAGCCGGTGCCCATCTGCTTCGCCCGGGCCAAGCCCATCGCATCCATCAGCAGGTTGCCATCAGCATCTTTGTCGAGATTGAGGTGGAATGTCTTTTCCTTCTTGCGGGCCACTCCGGTGCCGCCAACAATGTTCTTCACTGGGTTGCCGGAGAAGGCCAGCAGCCGCATGATGTCGTTGGGATCGAACGTCATGTCGGCGTCGATGAACATCAGGGTGTCGCAGTCGGACTGCAGGAAGTCATCAACAAGCAGGTTTCTGGCTCGTGAGACTACGGAACAGCCACTAATGGTACCCATGGCAAATTGAATGCCATACTGAGGGGCCTGCCGAGCGAACTCGACCATAGACCCCATCAGTTTTACACCGACCTTAAAGTCGTAAGCCGGTATTGCGAAGAATAATTTTCGTCCGCTTACGTCGAACTGCTGTTGATTTTGCACGCATCACCCGTAGTAGGCAGTTACACCAGCCGCGCCGTTGATATCGAGAAACAGACCGTTTTCCGCGAGGATACCTTGCGCCGGAATCAAGACATTGAAAGTCCCCGCTACAGCTGTGCTGATCTCAACGACTTTGGTTCCAGAAGCTGCAGAGGCATTGTCGTAAACGATTAACGCCGCCCCCGCCGTGGAAACCGCAACCGTAAGTCCCTTCAGACGGGCGCGACCCGCAAAGATCACGCCGTCTATCGCAAGGTACTTCGACTTAACGTCAGTTTGCATCGCCATGTTATGGCCCTCCTAAGTAAGATTAGGAGTCAGCGAACGGGGTAGCGGGCGTCGTTCCGAGCAGCACACCGTTGACCGCATACTTGTCAGCAGCCAGCGAGGTGATCACCAGCCAAGAACCGGCGATACCGCCAGAGGTCGAGGTCAGGTTGATGAAGTCGTTGGTGGCGGCAGGGACGTAGCCATTGATGGTGCCAGCGGTGTCCGAATCAACCACGGTGACCGAGCCGACATACACATCGCTGCTCGCAGCGGCGGTGCCGATCTTCAGCGAGTTGGCCGAGATCGTGCCGGTGATCCAGATCGTGAACGTCACGCCGATGTTGTTGCTGGTGTTGGGGTCTGCGCCGGGGCCAGCCGAAACGGGGTCTGCCGTGGTGTTGATCGCGGGCAGCGTCAGCGTGATGTTACCGGCAAGAGCGCCGCCAGCAAACGTCAGGATGTGACCTGCGTGTTGAGCGACCGTCAGGGTCGTGTCAGCGGCGGTCGAGAGTGCGATGGTGGAGCCGGGGCCTTGGGTGTAGAAGCCGTTGAGCGACCGAATCGGGCCGTCCATAGTGGTGATAGCCATGTTTTACCTTTCGTGTGTTAGCACATCCCCGTATCGTCTCTAACAAGTCTGCCCAGCCAGTCGATACGAGTGAAATCTGGGGTCTACAGTCTTTATATCAGATAGATAGGCAAAAGAAAAGGGCCTCCGAAGAGGCCCTTTCCAGTGCCGGGTATTAAGCGCCCGGGCTACCGTACATGCCCAGCGGATCGCTCCAGCCGAAGCTGTAACGCTCACGAGCCTTGTAACGGACGTTGCCGGTGTCGAAGTCGCCGTCCATGCTGTTTGCCAGCGGGGTGCGGACGAAGTGCTTCATGCCGTTCGGAACGTCGGTCGTCAGGAACCAAGCATTGGTGTCCGTCAGGTAGTGATTGACGGTGTAACCACCCGGGATCGAGCCGTTGTTCTTCAGAGCGTTGATGTCGTTGTTGTTGGTGCCAACACGCAGCTCGGTTTCGAGCAGGCGGGTCGCAACGAACATCAGGTTCGGGGGAACAATCAGCTTGCGGGGCTTGGCGGCGATCAGCAGGCCACGCTCGTCCGTCCACGCAGCGATCTGAATGACAGCGGCCTCAAGCGAGGTCTCATTCAGGTCGGCAGCGGTGGCGGGCTCGTTGCTGTTGGTGCCACCGGAAACCAGCGGGTGTGCGGTCGAGAACAATTCAACACCATCGCCACCTTTGTAAGAGGACGAAAAGCCGTTGTTGAGGATGTTCGCGCCCTTGACCTGCTTGGTGTAAGCCATGGCGCGAGCCAGAGCTTTCGTATACCGGGCCGACAGGGTGTCGTACAGGTTGTCCTCGACCGCCTCTTCGGTGATCGAGAAGCCAAGCGCGATGGTTTCGTGGTTGTAACGAGCAGTCCATGCTTCCTGCGCGTTGTCGTAGGCGATAGCGTTGCCCTCGTTTTTGACAGGGGCGGCGCTGAAGCCGGAGAGCTTCTGCTCTTCCTCGAAGGAACGCTCGGAGGTTTCGGTCTCGAAAATCTCTTTGTGTTCTTCGCCGTAGGTCTCGTAGCTCATGCCGAACAAGGCATTCAGACCGGGGAGAAGCTCTTTGAGTAGCTGGGAACGTGAAATAGCCATGGTTTATTCTCCTTATACGCCAACGGCGTTCTGATACTGGTGCATACCGAAGTTCCATTTCACGAGAACTTCCGTGTAGGAACCCAGCGAATTCGCAGTGTCAGGAACAACGTCAACGATACGAACGGGCAGTGCGCCGTTGGTCGCGGCGGTCGCGGAAATGGCGACCAGAGAGTCACCGGTGATGGTGGAGCCAGTGTTGTCAACCAGAGCGGCGTTGAAGCCAACAGCAGCTTGAGTCACGCCACTAATCGTGGTGCCACTCGAAACCACTGCGACTTTGAAGATCGCATCGTAGTCATCAACAACGTAGGCTTTGATGTCAGCAGCCACGGTGCCAGCAGGGAAATACTGCTTGAACACTTTCTGGTTGCTGTTCGGATCGGTGTAGGTGCAGCCCATGAAAATGCCCACGGGCGTCATTGCCGAGTCAGCCGGATCACGAGTGATGTAGCCACCCGTCAGTTTGACTGCATCCCCGAAGAAAATCGAGGTGCCTTCAGCACTGGCGATTGCCATCAGACGGGTAGAACCGGCGTACACCTGACCACCAATCAGGTTGACCGGCTTCAAGCCATACGGCTTGTCGATAGTCGGATATGCCATTGTTTATACTCCTAAATTAACCCCGGCTACTCCGCGATGTCGTTGAAGACTTCTCGCTGAAAATGGGCATCCGTGGGTCGTTTTCTCTCATAAGGTTTGCGTCTACTGCCTGAGCCTGCTTACGGGTGACATCGGTGTAATACGCATTCCGTTGGTCAACCATTTCACTCGGCGTCTTGCAGAGCATCAAACCACCAATTTCCAAATTCCCAGTCGTTTTTCCAAACGCCTGTAGTTCCGGATGGTCTTCGATTCGCACCGGCTCCCATCCTTCCGAATGCTTTGCGGCCACGTTCTTGTGATCAGCCTGACCAGCGATGGCAGTTCTGATGTAACGGAACGAATAACCGTCTTGGCTTTTTGGCGTAGGAAGCAGCGTGGGCGGTGCCCATACCCGTTTCCGGCCAGTGTTTTCGCGTGTTTCTTGATCACGGTTGGTTCTGTCAGACATTTTATTGCTCCTTTTGAGCTTGTGAGGCGTATTGTGCGTATTTCTCCAACGGGATGCCGAGTCTCTTTGCCAACGAGACCTGACTCATGGTCAACCGAACCTTATTGGTAGGCTGTTCCGTTCGAGTAGCAGATGCCACCACAGTCGCAGGCCGCTTTGTCTGGCCGAACTTTTGCGGGAAGGCTTCCCGAATGCGAGCATCAATCTGCTCGAAGTAGGCTTCAGAACCAGCTTGGTATCCTTTGGACACCACCTCGTCATGAAGACCTAATGCAGCACCGCGCATAACAGGGTCTGTATCGAACCACTTATTGCTCTCTACCCACCGACGGGTGCGATCATCGGGGACGACCTCTGGAATTGTTTCTACCGCATCCGGTTGCTCCTGTAAAGGCTTTTGGAATTGCGGTTTGTAGTTTTCGACTTCCCGTTGCTCGACGGAGAGCTTGGCGATTCGCTTCTGAGCGTCAACCATGCGCTCGACGTCACCGGACTCATGAGCAGATTTGTAGTCGTTCTCTGCTGAGGTGAGTTGTGCGTCAACGCCGGTCTTGCGGGCCGCAACATAGACCTCTTCGCCACTGGAGAGACGCTCCTGCAGCAGGCGGTTCTGTTCGGCTACAGTCTTGGCGAACCGGAAAGCTTCCTGTTGCTCACGGAAGGCGCGTTCCTTTTCCCGGCGCTCGTCGTGGTAGGCGCGGCGCAGGTCTTTGATTCGCTTCTGGACGCTCTCGCCATACTGCGCGATCTCGTCATCAGGAACATCGACAGGGGCACCTTTCTTCCGGCCACGGTCAGCCTCTGGGGTGTCATCGACAACTTCAACCTCGGGCTTTTCGCCTTCGGCTTCCGCCTGATTCGGCGGCAGGTCATCGACAATTTCGTAGTTCTTCTCTTGTTGCTCTTCGCTCATTTTTGCTCCTTACGCACGAGTGATACCTCTCGGATCGGCAACGACAGCCTCAACGGTGTCGTCATTGATAAGCCGGAATTCCTGCTCTCCGGTCTTGCTTGCAATCTTGAAGCGCGTACCGGAATACGAACGCATCATGATGAAGTCACCTTCTTTGCACCACGGGCCATCTGGGAACTTCTCCTCGTCCTTGTAGGCGAGGGGGCCGAGCTTGACCACGAGACCAACGACCGAGGCCATCTCTTCCTTTTTTGCGTAGTTTTCCGGCCTGACAATCTGGCTGTTCTCGAACTTGTCTTCGAGCTTGGGGATCGCAATGAGGATGCGATAACCAGTCGGATCAGGCATTTTCAGGTCTTTTTCTTCACTCACGCGGCAGTTCCTCTATCATTTTGATGGCTCGATTGATGCCCTTAATCTCACCCACAATCTCACGATACTGCGAATATTCCTTCGCAGCACCGTGAGCCAGTGAATCAGCTAGGGCGGCTTGTTGGCTTTTGAGTTCCTTGTGCAGGTACTCGGCTAAGTCCAAGTTCCACTCCTTTCAGCAGTTGTTGATTGGCAATCTTCGCAGCGTTGTCGGACTTTCTCGCGCCGATGTTTGCACCGGCAACGCCAGCTTGGGTGTCGATGCGCTTGTTCTCTCGCGCATCCTTCAAGGCTTGCTCTTCCTTGTCCATGGTCAGCTTCTCGTTGTCCATGGCCTGCTTGTGCTGGAACTCCTTCTCCTTCAAGTCCAGCTCTCGCATCTGAATCTGAAGCAGTGGGTCTTGCATCTGCTGCTGATTCTTCATCTGTTGAGCTTCTGCGGAGTCCTTCTGCAGCAGTTTTTCTGCGGCAGCGGCGACTGCACGAGACAGAGCAACCTCGATCTCCGGCGGCAACTGCTCCTCTTCCGGCGGGAGTGGTGCGCCAAGCATCTTTTCGATCTCGATGCGGTATTGGAAGGCGATATGCTCGTTCATGTGAGCCATCATTGCCGACTGCATGTTCTGCGCTTGAGGGCTTTGACCGATCAACATCTGGATTTTCGGGTCTTGCATCGCCGCCATGTGAACCCGGATGTGAGCTTCATGGTCTTGGAAGTTGAAAGCCTTCACCGGTTTCATGGTGATGACGTCCATATTCTCGGAAACGGGGTCTTTTGGCTTGAATTCATCCTTCAAAGGCAGGATTTTCTGCACATTTTGGATGCCGAGAACCCCCAGCATCTGCCGGTGGAGGTGCGGAAGGTCGTAAAGCTCGGGCGCACCCTGTGCCAACTGCAAAGCGGCCTGATATTGCACCACTTTTTGCGCCATTGTGGTCGCGTTCGGGTCGGAAACCGGGATTACCTCGACCATATCGTAGTCGGACTGCTTGGCACGGCGCGGGCCATCGGAATCGTAGTCATATTCCGGGGGCGTGTAGTCCCGGATGATGGCTGCAAGCAGTTTAAACTCCTGACGCATGGCCGAGTGCATCCTTGCCTGCACCGCAGACATCACTTTCAGGTTGCGTTCGAGGATGGCGAGGGTGGTTCCGACCGGCGAATTGGCCGACATATCGGCAACCTTCAGGTCTGCGACCGAAGCGAAGCGCCGACCCTCCTCAACGATGGTGTTCATCAGGTTGTAGAGGGTTGCCGAGGGGTCTTTGTAGGGCAGCGGGACAATCGAGTCACGGATCGTCGCGCCAACAACGTCCACATCCCTGAATTCGCCCGGGGCGATGGGGGTGTCATCGTTCTTGACCCGCATATCCTTCGATTTGAAGCCGCCCGGGAGGTTGGACAGGGTTCCGGCGTCCACCAACTGGCGCAGCAGGGACGTCGCGGAGTCCGCAAAGCCGCCGACCAGATGGATCAGGCCAAAACCGTAGAAGCCAAAGCCCGGGATGTAGGGGTAATGAACGAAGTGATCCCTGCGATGTTTAAACGGGTCATCCTCAAGGTAGTTGCGCCGGATCGCCAGCATCTCGCCGGACGAGAACATGGTGATGACGTAGGGCAGCTTGATGCCGGTCGGATTGCCGTCCTCATCGAGGTCTTCAAAGCCGGGGATGTCGAGTTCGCAGTGGCACTCAAGGATGGTGTATCGGTCATCATTGATGGAGACCAGACCGCTTTCCTTGTCCTGCTTCTCCTGAATGGAGCTTTTGATTTGCTGCGGCTGCGGCAGCGGGTCGATGTCCTCGTAAAAGCCGCTGGACATCAGCTTGATGACCTCGTTCTGGGTCTTCCGCATCCGGTGGGTAACCCGTGGGGTGGTGATCAGGTCGGAAGCGCCGTAGGGAACAATGATGTCATCCGGCGGCACGAACATCGAAACCTGACGATTCAGGTTCGGGTCGAAGTAAACCTTCTTGAAGGCGGAGCCCGCCAAGGGAACCGTCCACAGCAGGCGCTCATGTTCGGAGCGGTATTCCGGCATCTGGTCGGTGAGCCGGTAATTCATGTCTTCGCTGACCCTCGCAGCGGCCTCTTCCTTTTCGCGGGAGAGTTTGCCGATGATCTGGGTCTTGACCGGGCCGGAGGCGGGGAAGGTGGAGAGGATCATCTCCGATTGGAACTTGACCACCGCTTCCGCAAGGAGGGGGTGGAAAACACCGCAGGCACCGTCCCATGGCTCAGTCCGCTGCTCGATCTTCAGGCCGAGGAGCTTGATGCCTTCGGAGTAAGCCTTCTCCCAGTCAGCGCGGGAGTTCAGGTCGTTCTTGATGTGTTCCAGAATGGCGGAGGAGATGGCTTGCGTCTCACGAGGATCAATCTCTTCGAGCAGGTTGTCCGCGAAGGTGACGGGCTTGAACTCAACCTCAATGGTCGGCTCTTCATCCGGTGCCATCTCGATCTCGATCTCCAACTCGTTCATCGGAGGCTGCATTGCGGGCTCAAGCGGTTTGACGATATCCATCAGTAATACCTAACCTTTCTGCGCTGATAGATGGTTTCTTGTTCATCTGTCGGCGCAACAATAAATCCGCCTTGGCGGAATCTCAGGAGGGCCTGACTCGAAGAGTCAACAAGGTCGTCATGATCGCCATTTGGAAACTCAGCCAGCTCCTCGACAACCTCTTCTGCCCACCGCCTGTCGGGACACCATACAAGACCGGATGCGAACATATCCGATATGGCGTTCACGCGGGCAATCTTATCTGAACCCCGGGTCGGGGTGTATTCCGATATGGGGATACCCATCTTCCTCATCTCATAGACCAGAGGGGCACCAGCGGCCTTCTTCTCGATCAGAAGGGTGTCCGGGTTCCATTCCTTCCACATCTCGTAGACGGTCTTCTTCAGAGTGGGGAACTCCATCCTGTCCTTGAAGGCGTCCAACAACATGATGTTGGCTATTTCCTTCCCGTCATCGTTGACGGTATCAAAGACAC